TCTTGGGCGCTGCTGTCTCTGCTGATTAGAGACTTGGCGGCAATAGTTGTCCACCTTGTTCACCACGATAACGGGGCGGGACTCAAGATTGCGGGAGTTTTGCAGCTCTACGGGCCATTGATCACCAGCACCAAACTTCAGGTCATCTAACGCCTCTTGACGGTTCATTGTGTCTGCGTCATTGGCAAACTTTAAAAAGTCAATTGCTTCCTGAATTCGTGAGTCGTAATCATCAGCCATGATGTTGCCCTAAGTGATTTGGAGTCATTTTAACTCATCCATGAGTGTTGACCACCATAATTTAAGTTTAGCCTTGGCCTTCTAGCCTGTCTTGGCTCATTGACCATTAAACCAATATATCTAAACGCATCAGCGCCATGTGAGTAATTGTCGTGTAGTGGCGTTCTGCTGAATTGCTTAGTCTCTGGGTCTACATCGTAACGGTAATGCCTCAGACATTGCAAGCCTTCGTGACAGTTCTCACGGTCAAACCAACAATTGATAAAGATTGTCCTGGCTGCATTGATTGAATCAAGAATAGGCGTTTTGGGGATTATCTTGGTTTTGTAACCCGCAGCCCTTACGATTTCCTCAATGCTTCTGCCATTGGCTGCAAGGGTTTTGTTCTCGGCATCGTGTGGCAGCCATAGCGTGTCGTACATATAACCAAACGTCTGCATCTTTGCTAAGTAGTCGCTCATGGTTTGCTGATTGCCCTCGATATAGCGAATCAGGCGGGTTTCCATGCCTATGAACTGTAAGAACCAAATGGCTGTGGCATCAGACCACCCAAGGTCAAAGATGGCATGAACTGGCTTAGTCGGGTCATAGTTGACCTTTGTGATACGCCCATCCAACTCTGCCATTTGCATTTCTTTGGCAAAAATAGCCCCATCTACGGTTTGTCGGCATAAACCTTCCCAAACCACGTTGTAAGCCTGTGGATCACGGTGTTTAAGCGCATCTTTTTCTAGCTTTAGGGTATCGGGAAACCACGGGTTGTCCGACCAATTGACCTTTTGGACTATGCAATTCTCGGGCGGGTTAAGCACAAACCTTTGGTAAGTCTCGTCAGTTTCCAACTCGGGGTTAAAAGTAATCCAAATCTCTGAGCCTTCTTTGCGAATGGTAGGAATTAGCACGTTCCAAGACATACGGCTAGTTGTCTGTGCTTCCTCTACCCAACACACATCAACGCCTTCATAGGACTTCACATTAGCCACATTGTTCTTCAGGCCGACAAAGCTAAACTCTGTGCCGTTCTTTGCCCTGATTGATGCCTGGGTGATTTCATAGAACCCAAGCAGCCCTAATGCCTCAATTTGATCGCATAGCAGCTTGTGGACTGAATCTTTGATGGATGTTTGGAATTCACGGGCGCAAAGAACTCTAATCGGGGCTTGAGCGCCTTTAATCAGTAACGCCCTAGCAACCCCCCAAGACTTAGCCCCGCCTCGTCCACCGTACAGGACTTTATAACGTGAGGGCTTAAACAAGCATTGCAGCTTTAACGGGAATTCCGCTTTTGCAATGGATTGGGCGACTTCACTCACTTGGCTTCACAAATGACACTTGGATGCCTGACAACAACGGTGCGCCATCAGCACCTGTGATTTCTTGTTTTACTTGCTCACGGTACTTTTTGGGGAATCGTGCAGCCATTGATCTTGACCAGATCGTAGCGTTCAGTCTTGGCCCGTCTTTAGTCTCAACCATATAAGAATCGGCTTGATCTTCCCACCAGGCTTGCTCATGTTCTTTGGCTTCCTCCATGGCGTGCAAAAATTCGGGGTGATCATCACGCCATTGGTACATTGTGCGTAGGGAAAACCCTAACCTTGAGGCAATTTGTTCCACGCTCTTACCGATCTTTCCCAATGCAATCACTTCCTCACAATATTTAGGATCGTAGAGGGATGGGCGACCAACGGGGCGTTTTTCGGTTGTTTCAGTCATTTAGGGTAATAGCCTTGTTCCAATATGGAATCAGCGTTGGTTGTTATGTGTGAAGCGGGGACTTTTTGAGAAACAATTTTGTAATTGCCACCTAAAGCACCTTCTCCATGTTCCATTGCATATTCTTTGCTTACAGTTACCCAATCACCTAAATTTAATGATTTTTGTTTTTCACCTTTAGGAATTGCTCTATATATTGTGACTTGAGCATTTGGGTTGCCTTTAACTTGTTGAAATACTTTTAAGGCTTCTCTATCTAATCTTGGTGATCCTGTACCGTAATTTTGCATAGCTAATTTGCCATAAATTGTGTCATCAAACGCATTTGATAAATCATGTAATGGCGCTGCACCTTGCTCAATAGTCATTGGACGATGTGCCATTCCATAATTCGGAACTTTAGCAGTCATGCCAATTGGGTTGTAAGCGCTAGCCATTTGTTTGGCTAATGCTTGAGTCTTTGGCCCATAGTTAATACCTTCTGCCTCGGTAGCCTCATAAAGCTGATCCCTAGCCGCATTTGCCCTATCCATGCCGTAGCCCGCCATTTGTTGCAGACTAGCGCCTGGGTTGCGGATAAAGTCAGCGCCCTTACGCTTGGTAGAGTCAATCAGGCTGTAAATGTCGGCTAATGTAGGCATAAGTCACTTTTTCAATGATTTAGCCTGAATTTTAATCGTTTTGACCGTCTGAGGCTACTTCAACTTGTTTGTCAAGTTCAGCTAACCAATAATTGCAGTCTTGTAATGCACCGTTGATCATGTGCAGTTGGACTTCTAGTTGTTTACCCTGAGTCATCAGGTTTTCAATTTGTTTGTTGATTGCTTCTTTGTTCATGTTAACAGTTCCAGTTCTTTAATGATGCCTTGGCCCGTTCAGCTGGGCCTTTTGAGTTCTTTACAACGCCTTCCATCCTTGCACAGAAACTTGCCTTGCGTCCCTCATCCTTCTTGGTCTTGGGGTTTGGGGCGGGCGGTTTAAGGTTAGCGTTGTTCTTGGCGTTGTACTCGGCACGACCCTTGGCGGTCATTCCCGCACCCTTTTCGGTAGGGTTATAGGTCTTGTCCTTGCCCGTTGTCTTGTGGGGAATGGGTTTATCGTGCTTTTTCATTTCTTTGCCGTTTTAGCAGATTGTTTGAATGCAGCTGCTGTGGGTGCGCCTTTTGAGCCAGGCGTTCTCATGCGCTCTACAGGCTTGCCTTCGGCCTTTTGGCGCTCAATACGTTCTTGCTTTTTGTGGATGTTGGCATAAAGGCCAGGTTTACTTGCCATGATCATTCCTCCATTACAAAACAAACATCTTGCCAACTCATCTTGAGTAAACGCTCGTCATTGTGCTTGATTTCTTCAAACTTTAGGTATTCGTCTTTGTATTCTTTGGCAAATGTGCCAAAAGTAATACGGTCACCAACATTTAAACCCTCGGCTTGGGCATCAGGGCCAACCGCAACCACAGTTCCACGGCTATCAACTTCTGCGGATTGGATATAAAGGGTGTCGCTCACAAGGCGCTTTTCGGGGCGCACAAGTATTTTGTCTCTCAACGGCTGCAAGTTCATTTTGCAACCTTTGCGGGTCTGCCACGCTTTTTAGCCAAAAAAGCACCCGCCTCTTGGACGGGTGTAACATCCTCCGTTGGGACGATGGCAACTAACTCAAATTCACCGCACCACTCTGTGTGATGGCGGTTTTGGAAAGTGGGGTAGCGTCTGCATTGCCCCATCTGACCTATGTCATTAAAGTAAACACAAGCCTTACAATTCAAAGTAGACATTTCAAATCCTTATCATTTGTGATGTTTAGAAGCCCACTCAGTCGTGCATGACTGTTTGGGTTTCGCTTTTTAGCGGTACTCTGCTTTTGTTTTAGTGTAGCAAATACCGTCGGTTTTGCCCGTATTGAATTGCTTGTCAGCACCCATCTTATCTTCCTTACCCATAGCAACGCCACCACGCATCTTTTCCATGCGTTCGCCCGTGCGGTCAGAAGATGCAGCGCCCTTTGGGGGTGTTGCGCCTGTGGTGCTTTTAGCCATTGTTGTATCAGCTTTTCCCATGATTTTTCCTTGCAAAGAATTTATGGTTTTGACTTTATGTCCAATATGGCACAATGTCAACCACCATTTTAACAGGATTTGTCATGGCTACAAACTTTGTCATTACCGCTTCTAAAACAAAAACTCCAAAAGAACCTATGCACTACGAAAAGGTTTCCGAGCATCGTGCGGAAATGTCTCGCATTAAAGCCGTAGAGCAAGAACTAAAGCGCCATGAGGCTCAAGGTTTGGACAAGGCTCACAAGGGTAAGTGAGGCTTTGGCACTTCGGTAGGCCAACGCTCACCAAGTGCCTCAATTGTTGCGGTGTGGGCTTTTAGCCACATTTCTTTGCGCTCATCTTTGGATAAATGCGCCCCTTGGTCTATTTCGTAATGGCATTTAAGGCACAAAGCAGCCACTAGGTTGTCATCAGCTTTGATGCCTTTACCCTTACCACCACCCCAATTGCTATGAGCCGCTTGAACGCCATTGTCCATGCCACAGTTTTGACAAGAGAGAGCCGCCACTAGCTTTAGAAGTTTCTGACTCCTCACATATTGGTGTTTCAGATATTGCATATTCTTTGGTGTAAAACTTGTGGTTGTTGGCACATTGGCGCTTTCGGCTAACAAATTCGGGGTTTGATCGGGTGTCTAAGACTTTAAGTTGTTCAGACTCGCAACGGGGACACTTCATGCTTCTATTCCCTTTTCTGCCATCCAACATAAAAGCCATTCAATAAACTCCGAGCCTTCTTCTTTGGTGAACTTGTGGCTCTGTAAACCTAGCTGCACAACTCTTTCACCATCCAGGCTTGGGGCAACTTTGCCGATCTTGCGCCCTGTCTCATGCGCCCATTGGTCAATTAGCAATCTTTTCCAATCGTCTGATGACCAAGCAGACCCTGCCGTTTTCATTTGTTTAGCAACCAAATCAATCAAACTGTGAAACATAGCGTTTTGATCAGAACTGCGTGTAGCTTTTTTGACTTCAAGGCGCAGCTGCTTACCCGCCTGGAGGGTTTCTTTGATCTTGGGCCACAAGTCTTTTAGGACGGTCTGGGCTTGCTGGCTGTTGTGCAGGGTGTAAATCATGGCTTAAACCCAATAAAGTAAGCAACCAATCCCCAATGGACAATCAGTATTAAACATAAAAGGGCGTAAATAATTTTATTGCTCATGCTTGCCTCACCATGACTTCAACCTTTGCCACTTCGCCATAAACTTTGGTTGAGTGGATAGAAGTTATTTGTGAATCGTTAAAAAACACAATTTTGTCCATGCCATCAATGACCGATTTAATTACGTTATCCAAATCGGGGCGTTTTGTGTGTTTTTCGGTATCGTTTAAACAGGCTTCTGTGCGTTTTTTTGAGTAAGAGGGGGGAACGGGAAAGGTAACGTAAATAAACGCCTCTAATGCCCCTTCTAGGGCTTCTGAAGCGCCCATTGCCGCCTTTGCCATCATTCCAACTTCAGATTCATAGGTTTTTGTCTTTTCAGGGGTGTAAGCAACGGGGAATTTCCCCCTGGTTGAAAACCTTGGTCTGCCTTTGGCTACGGGATGCCCGTAAACAGTAAACATAATAGAAATCATTTTTTATTTTTCAAATCATTCATGCGTTTGCGTAGTTCGTCAGCAGCTGCCTGGCCTCGCTTCTTGGCAATGTCCGCTATTACTTGTTGAAACCAGTAATGGGCCTCGCCCCTGCCTTCCTCCAGCGCTTTCTTTTTGAATCGCCTGATCCATTCCATTGCTTCCGATTGCCTCATAGTCTCCCGTAAGTTCAAGCGCTCTTGTAATGACAAAGTGGCTAAATTGTTGGCCTTCTCTGGCTTTGTCAAGGATTTTGTGGGCTTCATAGTGATTCATAATTTTGATAACCATTGTTCATACACTTGGTCAGCAATTTGGGCGGTCATAACTGGTGGAACACTCATGCCAATCATGTAATGCGGTTTTTGTCCACAAAAGTCATAGTCCTGTGGATATGTACCAATGCTACAAGCCTCTTGTTTGCTTGTGTATTTGGGCGCATCAAACAAAACAAGGCTATCTTCGTGTGATGTCAATGTGTAAGCCACTTTATTTTTATACAAATAAGTTTGGCTGAAATAGGCTTGTTTACCCGTTATGCGAACGCTTCCAGGCAACATATCACCATCACCAAACTCCCTTGCATCCCATATTTTTGTCATGTTTTCGCTTAGATTTCGTCCTTCACAATCTTGAATTTCTCCAAATAAAATCGGTTTTTCTTTAAATTCAAGGCGCAACTTAGGTGCAAGCGTAAACATATCGATGGATTCTAAAAATGGGTCTGCCAAGTCTTTACGCATGGCAACAAAGAAAACACGTTCACGTTTTTGCGGAACACCCATTGTTGACCCATCTAAAAGCCAATGCTGAACGATGTATCCAGCAGCATCAAATGCTTCATAAATTTTTGATACATAAGCCCTAGCTTCACCTAACAACAAGCCTTTTACATTTTCAGCAATAACTACTTTTGGTTGAAGTTTTTTAGCTAAATCAATAAAGTCAAAAAACAATGTATCTAAAACTTGTTCAGCTTGGCCTTCACGAAATTTCTTCTCTTTTCCCCAATCAGCTTCTCGGCTACCTGCCATTGAAAAACTTGAGCAAGGCGGCGAACCATCAAGAATGTCTAAATCGTAAAGTTCTTTAGGTAAATCATCACGCAATTTAAATTGTTGTATAGGCTCAAGAAAAGCATATTTAGGATTGTGGTTGGTTTTATAGGCTTGAATCATCTTTGGATCAATTTCATTGCAACCAAGAACATCAAACCCGGCAAGTTTGTAGCCCATAGTTGAACCACCACCACACGCAAAGCATGAAAAAACTTTGCCTTTATCTTTTGTAAAATTGGCCTCTGCCAATGTCCATTTATATGGAAATTTATGTGTCATGCTTTACCCCTTAATGCTGCCATCTTTGCCAAAACTTCTAAAGATGGGGGAACGGCTTTTTTGTCATCAGCCCTAATTTTTTCTAATGCGGCATCAGGCTTGTTATTCATTGGAATTGTGAGCCTCACAACGTCATAAGGGTTTTGTTTAGGTGCATTGGTGCTTCTGACCCAATTGCGCCAGGTTGCAAACCAATCTAGTTTCACACCTTTCTGACCAGCTTGGGCTATCCAATAATCTTTAAATTGGTCAAAGGTTTTTGTGGGGTTAAGTTCAGGTCTTGTCTGC